CAAGGGATGATAGTCTTTTAAGTTGGGGATCTCGATAACATCACCATTCATGAGCTTGCGGCCGAATGTGTCAATCATGGTGTTGTAGTGAAACGTCATGAATATAGTGTCGTTGTTCAGGAACAAACCAAATTGTGTTAAGTCAAAGTCCACATCCTGTGTGTTGTACACACCACGCATGACATACACATCAGGATCATACACTCGATCACGATTTTCTAACAACAACAAGTCTTGTATGTTCAGCACATCTACTGTGTCATATGTGGGCTGTGTGGCATCAAAGTTGCCTGACAAGGCTGAATCTGCTCCACCAGCTTCTGGCCCCATGTAACGGTGAATGTAGATATCCAATCCGCCCACAGTGTATTGCTCGCGTATGGTACGATCTAAAAATTGGTAATCTCGGGTCCGGTTAGGCCGGTACATACTTAATCTTGGCATGCTATATTTATAGTACTTTGGGTTTACCTTTGAGCGGGTTGACCAATAAATCTTTTTCTGCTATAATTACTTATAAATTTACCAGGAGCCCATATGAATGCAACACGAGCCGCTGTCAAGCCACTGAATCCTCGCAGTCCTGATACCAAATACACTGGATTAGAGCCCACATGGCGTGTGCAACCCACAGATGATCGCACCAGCCAACTCAGTGCTGCCTTCTCCTGGTACAATTACTTCTACGGCAAAAAAGACGCACGTGAAATGCTGGTGGCTTACTTAGAGCACAATGGACGCAAAGCAGATGTTCGTGCTCTTAAAGGCGTGCCCGATTCAGCAGTTCGACTGACCACTGCATGGCTGTGCCGCATGAGCATGGTGGGCCTGGACCTTACAGACACTGAAACAGTGCGATTAGAAGGATACATTCAAGAAATATTAACTGCACGTGAACCTGAAGTGGTGGTAGCAGAAGTTGCATCTGTTGTGGCCAAGCCTAACATTCAGGATCGCTTGCGCGAAAAAGTCAGTGAATGTGCTGGCGAATTAGACGGCATGTTTGACGAGTTTGTGACGGCTGGCGCCAAGATGTCAGCTGACTACAAACCTATTACTGTAATCCGTGGGCTTAATGTAGCACCTCAAATGATTTCAGACATTGCCAACTTGTGGAAGCACAAATTGTCAGAGTTTGAAACTGTGATTGAGGGCAAGGATGCACAGATAGTAGAGGGCTACAGCAATTTCTCAAAGATCCAAATGCGCAACATTGTAAAGTTTTGCGAAGCAGTTATAAATGACTGTGGTGCGTATGTGCAGATCAAGAAAGTTGAGCGCAAGCCACGCAAGGTCAAGTCAGTGCCACCAGAGAAACGTGCCTCAAAGTTCAAGGTCATGATGGACTTTGCCGAGCTCAAGCTCAAAGGCTTGCCAGCCGCAAGTCTTGTGGACAAAGCAGAAGCCTGGTTGTACGATACCAAGAAGCGCAAGTTGATCCACCTGGTGGCTGACAGCCACACACAGGCATTTACTGTCAAAAGCAACAGCATTATTGGTTTCAGCACAATTGAGACCATGCAGAAAACTGTGCGCAAGCCAGCAGATGTGGTTCGAGCAGTGCAAGCGGCAGGCAAGCCAGCCGCACGTAAGATCTACAAAGACCTGTCTACAACTGAAACCCCGTTCAACGGACGCGGCACAGAGAACTTGATGGTGCTCAAGGCCTGGTAAATAATGGATGTTTCAGTTACCGCACAAATTAGATGTGTACATCACCAATGTGTGCAATCTGACTTGCAATCAATGCAATAGATTTAACAATCATGATTTTCGAGGATGGCAACGCTGGAGTGATTATGAAGCACAGTATCAGCAGTGGGCCAACATCTTAGAGATTCCCGCAGTTACCATCATGGGCGGCGAGCCGTTTCTCAATCCCACGTTACCAGATTGGGTAAAAGGCATCAATGATTTATTTGGGGTAGATGTGCAAATACTTACCAATGGCACAAGATTTAGACAGGCAGGCGGGCTTTATGATGCATTGTTGCACTCAAAGACTGCCCGATATGTAAATCACATTGGAGTAAGTTTGCATCGTAGTGAACAGTTTGAAAAATTAAAAGAAGATATATTATGGTTTCTCAAAGCACCGGTAGAGATTTTGCCGCAGGGACATGTGAACAATAAACACAACGCTGATTGGTGTTTTAGAGACAGCAATAACATTGTGGTCAATGTACACATCAAAGATCATTTCCATACCGCGGCCATTAGACCGTTTACCAGAATCAGCCAATCCATGCAAAAGATCTACTTGTTGCACAACAGTGATCCTTTTTTTGCACATCAAAACTGCGGTTTTGCAATATTCAAAAGTTATCATTTTATTCGTGCTAAACTGTACAAATGTGGTCCTGTGGCACTCATGCCTGAATTTGATCAGCAGCATACTTTGGATATTTCACCAGAAGACAGAATATTACTGAATTCTTACCAGCCGCTGACTTTGGATAATTTTGATAATTATCACCAAGAATTTTTTGCCAATTTAGATCAACCTATTGCGCAGTGCAAATTCTGTCCAACCCTTGAAACAAGCACAATGAAAAAAATATTTCCATTGATCAAAGGTCAACAGCATGTACTTTGAATCGTTTTATGATATTCATTTAGGTGAAATATACAAAAAAAGTCAATGCATCGAACATGAGTACGCAGTGGTCAATGTATTGTCTAGTATGTTAACGCATCTAGGATATCAAAAATGTTTAGAGAATCCTCGTGCCTGGAAAAAAAATCATCGCACAGTGATTGTGTGTTTGAGTGACGATTTTAGTGTGATCAAATCCAACCCCGCAGCGGCACCTGAACAATGGTTTGATTCACACACTATTATCATCACTGACAATCATATGCCTTGGCCCACAGACTATGAAATATGTGTGCTGCCATTGAGTTATTTTGGGGTATTCAATTACATACCAGCCGAACAACACTACAACCCCACGCATAGATTTCATTTGTCCATAAACAGACTGGACACACAACGTTTGTTATTTTTGTTAGAATTTACAAAACAAGCCAATGGTATCCAACCTGTTATTGAAACTGACCTTATCAACTTCAATGCTCGTGCTACAGGTGCAGAAAAAACACCGCAAGATGCTAAAAACAGTGTTTCACAATGCTGGGCACAACTTCAGACTGCCCATGCTGATCTTAGCACATGGTATGAACAGATCCTGCCACACATGCCTTTGAGAAATCACAATGTCACTGTGGAACAAGCACACATTAGTGCTTATCTCAATCTTGTAATTGAGACTTATGCCGGCGATGCTAGTATTGCGTTCAGCGAAAAAATATTTAGAGCTTTAGTCACACCAGCACCTTGGCAGGTGTTTTCAGCAAAAAATGCTGTGCAACGTCTTAGAACGCTGGGATTTGATGTTTTAGACCACATTGTGGATCATTCATATGACACTGAACAACAAAATAATTCTGTAAATGGACACAAAAAAATGCAAAATTTTGTCAACAATGCTATACAAAATTACAACAATATCAAACAACTCAATCACAATATGTTGATTGAACAATGTCAAACAGCAGCTGATCACAATCAACAATTACTGGCAAAAATGCAACGCCAATGGCCTGAAGATTTTGCCAACTGGTTGCCACAAATCATCTCAAAACTTCAATAAATATAGGAACCGGAGTTCCAGATGCCAGAACAGCAACAACAATCACTGCCCACACTCAAGCAAAACTTAATTGAATATGTAAAACTTCAATTGGGTGGTGATATCATTGACCTAGAATTAGACCCTTCACACTATGAAGCAGCCTATCAAAAGACCATAGGCACTTACCGTCAACGAGCCAACAACGCCTATGAGGAAAGTTATAGTTTCATGCAGTTGGTTACAGATGTTAATATCTATGAACTGCCCCAAGAAGTGGTCAGTGTGCGTCAAATCTTTCGCAGAACTTTTGGCGACAGTTCAGGACCGTTTGCATCAAACTTTGATCCGTTTGCACAGGCGTCAATCAACGTGTACTTGATGAACTTCAACGTGGCAGGTGGCTTGGCCACTTACGACTTCTACAGTCAGTACATCGAGTTGGCTGGACGCATGTTTGGCGCCTACATGAACTACACTTGGAATCCTGTGACCAAGAAACTGCAACTGATCCGCGATCCCAAAGGCTCGGGCGAAACTGTGTTGTTGTGGACCTACAATCTAAAACCCGAATTCAACTTGTTGAGCGATCACCAAATACAACAGTGGATCCGAGACTACATGGTGGCCAATTGTAAAATGATCATTGGCGAAGCACGTGAGAAATTTGCCACTATTGCCGGACCACAAGGTGGCGGTAGCCTTAACGGTGCAGCCATGAAATCAGAAGCCAAAACAGAAATGGACGGGTTGATCGAACAACTCAAAATGTATGTAGACGGTAGTCAGCCTCTTACATTCGTTATCGGCTAAACTGCACACACTTGTACCAAAATTCCTGCTATAATCAAGCATGGACTTAATGATCGACATTGAAGGTTTAGCAACAGGCCCTGAGACCACAATTTTAACTATTGCGGCGCAGGCATTTGACCCTCTTGGCACTGGCTACTACGAGCACAAGTATTATGCCCGGGTTGACCTTGAAAGCCAAGAGAACCGTACCATTGAACAAGGTACTATCAACTGGTGGGCCACACAACCCACAGCCGCACGTGAAGAAGCCTTTAATGAAGCGGGCCGTATACCTTTGGATCAAGCCCTAGACGAACTGCACCGACTGTGTTGGAAATGCAATCGTATCTGGATGAATGGCCCGACCTATGACGCCAACATCCTTGAGCATGCTTACAAAAGTTATAACAAACCCCTGCCTTGGCAATATTATAAGATCTGTGATGCTCGCACGGTATATAAGCTGTATCCAGGATTGCCCAAGCCGCCTACCAGCCATCATGCGTTGGAAGACTGCCGCAGACAAATTGACATGTTGCAAGCAACCTTGGCATATTTAAACATCAAGGAACTGGCATGATCATTGGAATTTGTGGATTTATTGGCTCAGGCAAAGATACAGTTGCGGACTATCTTGTGAATCTACATCATTTTCGCAGAGAAAGTTTTGCCAACACACTCAAAGATGCTGTGAGCGCAGTATTCGGATGGGATCGAACCATGCTGGAAGGGCGCACCAAACAAGCCCGTGAATGGCGCGAACAGCAAGACAATTGGTGGACCAATCGATTAGGCATAGTAATTACTCCCCGTTGGGTATTGCAAAACTGGGGCACTGAAGTATGCCGTAACGGATTTCATGATGATATCTGGATCGCCAGTTTGGAAAACAAGCTGCGCAACAGCACAGATGATGTTGTGATCAGTGATTGCAGATTCCCCAATGAAATACAGGCTATTAAACAATCGGGCGGCCGTGTAGTGCGTGTGGTACGTGGTCCTGAGCCTGAGTGGTACGATGCGGCTGTGAGTCGTAATCGTGGACCCAACGGTAATTCAACATGGTCACTCAGTGGGCGCCGCCTAGAACAACTGGGGGTGCATGACTCAGAAACTGCCTGGGTAGGCACCAAGTTTGACCTAGTGCTAGACAACAACGGCACATTAGACGACTTATATCAGCAAGTCAAGCGTCTGGTTCAAGATCACCCGCCCGCCAAGTGACTTCTACTCGTGACACTTCTTCCACACAATTACGACAAACTGTGCGTAGATTCTTTACAGTGGTATTGTTGAGATCTCCATCAATGTGATACACCAACAACTGACTGGCAAATCTTGCTCGAAACCCGCATCTATCACATGCGGGTTTTTTCTTATACCCTGCTGATTTCCAACGCGGTTCCCTGGGTTTGATTCCACGACCTCGTCGTTGACAAGTTTCACATCGACTGCGATAGTGAACGACGTCTTCCCGGATGTAGTTTACAGCACATGGCCGTTGATTGCAGGCATTGCATATGGGTCGCATGGTGTATTTAGTTGGTGGACCTTTGTCAAAGGGCGCCGTAAAACACCTTTTTTTGGGTATACCAATAAATATCAATAACTTGAAAAGGAACCAACCATGGCACTAGTATCACCAGGCGTAGAAGTACAAGTAATTGACGAGAGTCAATATATCCCTTCCGCTGTCAACACAGTACCCTATTTTTTAATCGCCAC